CGGCCGATCGCGGATTTCGTCACCGTCTCGGCGGCGACGATCTTGCCCTATCGGATTGAGGCGGTGCTGACGGTCGGGCCGGGCGCCGATCCGGCCATCGTTCAGACGGCCGCCGTGGCGCGGTTGACCGCCCAGGCCAAGCGCCAGCACCGGCCCGGCGCGGCGCAAAAGCTCGCCATGCTCTACGGGGCGGCCTTCGTCCCCGACAGCACCGGCGCGATCGTCGTCGACGACGTACGGCTGATCAGCCCGCTCGCCGACGTCAACGGGGGCGAGATCTCCCCGGCGTCGCCCAGCGGCGCCTACGCCGCGCCCTACTGCACCGAGATCGTCGTGACCGTCGAGGTCAGCGATGCCTGATCCGGTCAAGCGCATCAACCTGCTGCCGCCGTCGAACGCGACGCCCCGCGAGCGGGCGCACGCGGACACCGACGGGCGGCTCGACGACCGCCGCGTCGAGAGCGCGACGATCACCACGCTAAAAGACCCGGCGACCTGCCCGGCGGCCCTGCTGCCGTATCTGGCTTGGGAGCGCTCGGTCGACGTCTGGGACCCGGCGTGGCCCGAGGCAACCAAGCGGGCGGTGATCGCCGCGGCGCCCGACGTCCACCGCCACAAGGGCACCGTGTACGCCGTCAAGGCGGTGCTCGGCGCCCTCCAGGTCGACGCCGACGTCACCGAATGGTGGCAGGAGACGCCGAAGGCCGCGCCGTACACCTTCAAGGTCATCGCGCAGGCGCGGGCCCGTCTCTACGACGGCCCGCTGCTCGACGCGCGCCTGATCAAGTCAGTGTTTTCCGCGGTGATGCGGGTCAAGCCGCTGTCCCGCGCCTTCGATCTGACTGTGGCCGCGAACATGCCCGGCGCGCTCGGCGCCGCCGGCATCGGCGTCGCCCGCTCCGTCGTCCGCGTCCCGGCCTACGCCGACAACAGCGAGACGTTTTCCGCCCCTCTCGGCGCCGCGGGCGTGGCCGTCGCCCGCTCCGTCGTCCGCGCCAGCATGGTGAGCCTGCCCGATGTCTGATCCCCTTGTCGTCACCCTCACCCGGGCCGGTCTGGCGGCGTGCGTGCGCGCCCAGGGCGACGGCCTGCAGGCCGTCGTCAACAAGGTGGCGGTCGGGCGCGGCCTCAACAGCGGGGGGAGCTACACCGGCTATACGCCGAGCAAGGATGCGACGGCCCTCCAGAACGAGGTCATCCGCGTTCCGATCATCTCCGGCTCGAAGCTCGGCGCCCCGACCCAGGCGCGGTTCCGGGTGCTGGCCGAGGTCCCCAAAACCTCGGCCCCGACCGAGTATTCGGTCCGCGAGGTCGGGTTCTACCTGAGCGACAACACCCTGCTCGCGCTGTGGTCGGATCCGACGCCCGGGTTCGTGCTCGCGTCGAAAACCGCCCTGTCGGACATCGCCCTCTCGTTCGACCTGGTGCTCGACCAGATCCCGACCGGGTCTCTGACGATCAGCGTGCTCGACCCGGAGATCCCGGAGTGGGCCGCGGCGATCGCCGAGCAGCTCGCCTGCCAAGCGCGCGCTTGGCGCAACGACATCAAGATCGCCCGCCGCCTGCGCGCCGCTGGCTTTTAGACGAGGATCCCCATGACTACCGTTGTCGACGGTCTCACCGACGCCACGACCGCCTTGCAGGCTGCGCTCGCGCAGTGGCTCGATCTCTACGACTCGGTCTCGGCCGCGCAGACGGTCACGGTCAATCAGGCCACCACGATCATCAACAACTTCGTCAACCGGCCGCCGGTGACGGCGATCTTCGTCGATGAGGTCGCCGGCAACGACGCCAATGACGGCGCCACGATCAGCACACCGAAGAAGTCCATCGATAAAGTTATCGAGGACATGAAGAACAACTCGACGTCGGTGCTGGCGCTCTCTGACCTGACCTTCAAGAAGCGCGGCTCCCTGTACGCGAGCCTGACCATCACCGGCATTCAGCCGGCGGCCAACCCGCAGGGCTTCATCGTCTATCAGCGGACGGTCCGGTTTCTCGGCACCGCGGAAAACTCGCCGCAAAGCTCCGAGACCTTCCCGGGCGGGCTCGTGATCTATGGCGCGGTGCTGCGCACGGTCGCGATCGACTTCGCGCTGCCTGATGTCCCGGTCGGGCTGACCTACCGGGCGCATTTCATCTCGCTCGGCTCGAATTTTACGATCAACGCCCCGACCATCACGGTCAGTTCCTCGGGCGCCGGCGCGCTGATCGGCGTGCTGGTCGCGCGCGCCACGGTCTACGTCAACCCGACCTTCGGGGCCGGCGCGGCCGGACACTTGTTCGACGGCGTCGCGGCGGGCGTGAACCCGAATAACTTCTGGCAGTACAGCTCGAACCTCACCTCGGCGTGAGGCGCTGCCCCGTCCTCAACTCGGAGCCTTGCCCGTGCCTACCCTCTCCCTTCTCGCCCTCCAGCCGCTCGACGTCGACCACGGCGGCCTCGGCTACCGCTGCCAGACGCTGGCGCAGCTCGAAGCCGCCGGCGTGCCCTGCGCGGTCCGCTTGGCGGCCGTGCAGGGCTATCTCGCGGCCCGCGTCGACGCGCAGGCCGAGGCCCTGCGCGGCCGCCTGATCACCCTCGGGGCGGGCCAGTCCCTCGAATATCAGGAGACCCAGGCCCAGGCGCTCGCGGCGCTCGCGGCGCCCGGTACGGCAACGGCCGCGGCCTACCCGATGCTCGCCGCCACCATCGGGGTCGACGTCGATCCGCAGACCGACGCTCCCGCGACCGACGTGCTCGGCGTCGCCCGCGCCGTCCAGGCGGCCGCCGCGCGCTGGCTGACCGCCGGGGCGGCGATCCGCGCCGCCCGCCTCTCCGGCAAGGCGGCGATCGCTGCGGCGTCCTCGGTCGAGGATGCGGCGGCGGCCTTCGACGCGATCGACTGGCCCTGATCCCCCGGCCTCGGCCGGCTTTCACCCTCCTGTTGCGCGCCGCCCTCGGGCGGCTTTTTCTTTGGAGCCTCCCGTATGACCGCGCCCACCCTTGGCTTTATCAGCACCCGCCCGGCCGACGATCCGATCGTCATCGCCGGCACCGACTTCTCGAAGGTCGGCATGATCTCGACCTCCGCGGACGCCGACGCCACGGTGTTCCCGCTCAACACCCCGGTCCGCTTCAGCAGCACGGACAAGGCGTACCTGTCGAAGCTCGGCACCGGCTACCTCGCGGACGCGGTGCAGCTCCTGAACGCCCAGCTCAACGGGCTGGCGGCGGACCTGATCATCGTGCGCGTCGCGGAGGGCACCAACGCGGACCCGGCGACCAAGCTGTCCGAGACGCTCGCGAACGTCGTTGGCTCGGCCGGCAGCGCGACCGGCCTCTATGCCTTCCTGACCGCCGCCGAGGTGGTCAAAGCCGTGCCGCGGCTGATCTGCGTGCCCGGCTACACTGCCCAGCAGCCGGACGGCGCCAGCGTCGCGAACCCGGTCGTCGCGGCGCTGCCCGCGATCCTCGACACGCTGCGCGCCTTCGCGCCGGTCGACGTCGCGCCGGGCACGGCCTCCGCCGCCATCGCCGCGCGCGAGACCATGTCCTCGCAGCGGATGATGCCGGTCGGGGTGGCGGTGCGCGCCTACAAGACCGTCTCGGGCTCGCAGGTTCTGACCACGATGCCGGCCAGCCCGGTCGTCGTCGGCCTGTTCGTCGCGGCCGACAACAACTCGGGCGGCAAGCCCTTCGACACGATCTGCAACAAGCCGGTCCAGGGCATCGCCGACGTCAGCCGGCCGATCGCCTTCTCGCTGCGCGACGGCTCGACCGAGGGCCAGACGCTGCTGGCCGCGGACGTCGCGATCATCGTGCGCGGCGAAAGCGCCGACGTGGACGCGATCGCCGAGGGCGGCTTCGTGTTCTTGGGCTGGGAGACGGCGGCGATCACCGCCGACTGGACGCAGGCGCATCAGGTCCGCGGCCAGGATTACATTGACGTCGAGGAACAAAAAATCACCCGCGCCTTCCTCGGCAAGCGGATGACCCCGCGCGTGGTCGAGAGCTGGCTCCGGTCGCTCGACGACGCGATGCTGGCCCATGTCCGCAATGACCCGCCGGATATTCTCGGCTACAAGATCGTGTTCTCGAAGGATCTGAACGCGGCGCCCCAGATCGAACTCGGGATGCTGCACATCCAGAGCTATATCCAGCAGGCCCCGATCTTCCTCGTCGCGCAGAACGACGTGAGAAAATATCGCCCGGCCCTGGACGCCCTGGTGGCTGCGGTGATCGCCAACACCGGCCCGATGACCGCCACGGTCTAACGTCAGCCGGCCCGCGCCGCCTCCCGGCGCGGGCGCTCCCCCTCTTGCATCGGAAAGGCCCCTCGCCGTGGCTCAGGACATTCTCGTCATCGAAGAAGTCGACGTGCGTCGCTACGACGACCCGGACGACACCCGTGTCTTCACCATCAACAAAATGGCGCTCCCGCCGATCAAGCGGAAGACGTCCGAGCACACCCCCGGCGGCGGCATCGGCACGGTGAATTTCGCCCTGCCGATGATCGACGCCCTGGAGCCTCGGTTCGCGGTCAAGGGTGTCGATCTCGATGTCCTGCGCAAGTTCGGCTTCACCGCGGGCACCAACGACAAGTGGACGTTTGCAGCCTCGCTCCGCAACAAGAAGACCAACGCCCTCCTGCCGGTCCGCGCGACCATCCAGGGGATCGTCTGCGAATGGTCGCCCGGCGAGCATTCGCCCGGCGAGCTGCTCGACTGCGACCACTCGATGCAGGAGGTCATCTATTACAAGCTCGTCGTGAACAACGAGCGGATCTTCGAGTGGGACTTCTACTCGCGCGTCTGGTGGAACGGCAACACGGACGTCTTTGCCGAGTACCGCGCGGCGCTCGGCGCCTGATCGACCGGGCGGCGGCTTGAGGGCCGCCGCCCTTGCCACCACGGGACCAGACACGCCATGGATTTCGCAGCCCTCGTCAGCGACTTCGAGCCGGCCGGCAAGGCCGCGCCGGCGCCCGCCGCCGCGCCGCCCGCCAAGGCCAAGGGCGCCCGCCGCCGCAAGGCGCCGCCCCAGGCCGCTCCAGACCCCACGCCGCCGCCCCCCGAGGCGCCCCCGCCGCCCCCGCCCGTCTTCGTCGGCGGTAAGCCGCGCTCGGCGGAGTTCCCGCTCGAGTTCCCGGTCGAGTTCCAGGGGCGGGTCTACGCGACCGTTGTGATGCGCCGCCCGACCGCGGCCGAGACGGGCGCGTTTTTCGACGCCATCGCCGAGGGCGGGTTCAAGGGGTTTCCGATCTTCTTCACGCCCGAGGGCGAGCCGATCCCCTTCACGGTGATCGAGAACCTCGATCCGGATGACGAGGACCGGATCATGGAGCGGCTGATGGATTTTTTGCCGCGCCGCTGGCTCGGTGCCGGGGACCCGAGCCGCTCCGCTTCGCCCCCGCCGAGTGGCGACGCTACCGAGCCGACATCCTGACCGTCATCGGGGGTACGCGCGCCGAGCTCGACGCGATGCCCTGGGATGATTTTTGCGCCGAGTGGCTGGAGGCCCAGCGGCGCGCCGGCGGCTGACGTCCGCCTCTGGAGACCGCGATGGCCAGCAAGGTCGCGAGCCTGATCATCCGCCTGACCGACGAGCTGTCGGGGCCCGCGGGGCAGGCATCGAAGGCGCTCCAGGGGCTCGGCAAGGCCGGGGACAACCTCTCGCGGCTCAAGACCGCCTCGACGGGGCTCGACCAGCTCGGCGCGAAGATGCGCAAGGCGCGCACCGAGGTCGAGCGCGCAGCGAAGGATCTGGCGGCGGCCCAAAAGAAGGTCGACTTCTTCAGCCGCTCGAAGGCGTCGGGCTCGGCGAACTATGCCGGGTTCAAGGCGAGCGGCATGGTGGACGAGGCCCAGGCGCGCCTGCGGGTCGCCAAGGCCACCTTCGCTGCCGCGCAGCGCCAGCTCGACAGCCTCAAGACGACCTTCGACGGCCAGAAGGCCGCGGTGCGCGGCCTCTCGGCCGCGCTCGGCGCAGCCGGCAAGCAGCTGAAGGACGTCCGCTCGGCCGAGCAGGGGGTCGCGAGCGCGGCGGGTGCGGCCAATGCCGCCCTCGCCAAGCAGCCGGCGCTGTTTTCGCTGGCCTCGCAGCGCGCCGCGGGCCTCGCCAAGGCTTACCGCGACGTCGCCGCGGGCATGAGCGCGGCCGGGCGCCAAGCCGCCGCGGCCGCGGAAGCCAACCGCAAGCTGCTGGCCGGCATGGGCGCGGCCGGCCGCCAGGGCGGCGCGGTGCCCCGGCGGGCCATCCTGCCCCATGAGGGCTACCGCCCCGGGCGGCCGTCTGGGTCGCTGGCGGCCGGCGCCCCGGCGGCGCACGGGAACACGGGCGGCCGAGTGATCGAGGCCCTGGAGGGGGCGGGCGTCGCCGAGCTGACGCGCCGCACCTACGAGCGGGCCCGCGACGGCTACCTGGAGATGGACGAGGCGGTTCGCCGCCAGCGCGCCGTCATGGGGATCGATGAGGGAACGCAGAAGCCCCTCTACCGGCAAGCCCTGCGGATCGGCCAGGATACCCGGTTCAGCAACGCCGACGTGGTCAAGGCGCAGACGCGCGTCGCGTCCTCCTTGCCCGCCCACCTCAAGACGACGGACGTCATCAGCGCGATCACTGAGAACGCGAAAGACTATGCCCTCGCGCTGGGCACGACGATGGACGAGGGCTCCGAGGCGGTCATTTCGCGCATCAAAGGCCGCCGGTACGACCTCTCGACGCCAGAGGCCGCGGCGGCCTCGGCCAAGCATGCGGCGAACAGTCTTGTGCAGTTCGCCAAGACGGCGGGCGCCGACCATCACGACCTCATGGGGTACGGCAAGTTCGGCTATGCCCCCGGGGAGGTCATGGGCTTCTCGGAGGATTTTTCGGATGCCCTCGCCGCATCGCTCAAGCGCCTGGGCTACGAGGGCGCCATGGCCGGCACGTTCGTGCGCGCCGCGGCAACCAAGCTCACCGTTCCGACCGACAAGGGCCGCATGGCGCTCGCCGCGTCTGGATACGATCATGACAAATATGTCGAGCCCGGCCACAAGATGTCGGTCGACAACCTAGACAAAATGGTCCGCCTGAAGTTTGGTAAAGAGCTGACCGATGAGCAGAAAAAGCGCATCGCAGACGTCATGAACGATGAGGATGCGGTTGGAGAGCGGGCGGACTTTGTCCCGCAGGTCTCTGCCGTCCTCCAGGAAACGCTCGCCGGAAAGACCAAGGACGGCAAGGTCAAGGCTCAGGACGCGGCCAAGATCGCCAAATTAGTCAATGACTACTACACGCTGACCTCGGGCAAGGTGCGTAGCCAAGACCTGATGATGGACATCATCAGGAACGGGCTGACACCGCAGCTCGCGAAGTACCTTTTCGGCACAGAGCACGGCGGCCGGGCGCTCGGTCTCCGCCCTGAGATGGTCGAAAAGGATATGGAGACCTTCAAAAACACACCGCAGGACCGCGCCTCCAAGTTCGGGGCCGATGTTAACGCGGGCTTCTACGGGGCCTATCAGCGGATGATCGGCTCTTTCGAGACGCTCTACATGCGCCTCGCGCAGGTCAACGACGGACCGCTGACGACGTTTTACGACAAGCTCGGGAATGCGGTCGACACCCTGTCCAACTTGCCCGACAAGACCCTTCAGTTCGGGACGGCCGTCGCGGGGGCGACGGCGGGCCTGCTGACGCTGAAGGGGATTCTGGCGACGCTCAGTCTGCTGGGCGTCCAGCTGAACTTCGGCTGGATGGGGCTGCTCGCGCGCCTCGGGATCCCGGCGGCCGCCGTCGCGGGGCCGGCCGCCCTGGTCAACGCGGCCGGCGGGCGCCACCAGCCGGAAGAACTCGTGCGGATGCGCGACCAGCTCTCCGAGCTGAACAAGTCGCTCGAACGGCAGAACGAGACCGTCTACCGCAAGCAGTCGCAGGGCGATGACGCCACGGACGCGATCACGCGGCGCGACGCCACCCTGGCTAAGATCAAGGAGCTGACGGCGGCGATCGAGAAGGCGGAGGCCGCGGCGGCGAAGGCCGGCGAGCAGGCCGGGCAGTCCTTCGCGGACGGCATCCGCGAGAAAGCCCCCGAGGCCGGCAAGGCCGGCGAGCAGGCCGGGCAAAATGCCGGCCAGGGCGTCGCCAAGGGGATCGAGAAGGAAAGCCCGAAGGTCGAGGAGAAGGCCAAAGCCGTCCGAGACAAGATCTCTGAGATCTTCGCTGACCCAATCAAGGTCACGCTCAACCTTGACACCGCGGGCGTGACCACGGCCGCCGCGAAGGCCCGCTCGACCTACGTCTCGCTCTCGGGCGGGGGTGATGGGTTTGGTGGCGGCGCGGCGCGGCTGTCCCGGGGCGGCCGGCGCGGGCGGGTCGGCGCCGTGCCGGATGCCGGCGCGGACGAGACGCCTGAGG